TTGAAAACCTCCGAGGCCAGCGCACCTTTTCCAAAGCGCACTTTGGCACGCAGACGGCGTGCATCCTCATCTAGCTCAACGAATTCAACCACGCCTATCTGACGCTCCATATCATGATCCATTAACAATGGCGCTCGGCCCGAATTGAGAAAATCCAAGTTCATGCTGCCAGCCGTGTGATCAATAACCTCTAAGCCGAACGATCTTTGAACCGGCTCCTCAGATGAGACACCAATCTGAACCGTGCGGGTCTCTTCATCAATGGCTTTGTCCTGCATATCCATCGCACGCATGACAAGATCAGAACGATCAAAGCGCCCCTCATCTTCATCATGATAAGGACGAGCCTCAGCGGCCTCTGGNTCTGCATCTTCCATATGATGNTTCTCAAAAACGATGGTCACTGCTTCTTCCGTTTCCGTAACTTGTGCAATATGTCGCTCTTCCATTGATCTGCCCTTCGCTGCCGGTTCAAACTTGATTGGTTCAAAGTCGTGGTCTTGNAACCATTCACGCGCCGCTGCTTCAGAGTACTGACCAGCGTCAAAGCGAATTGATTGAACCTCTGAGCCATTGTCGCCCAATCCGTAGATAAAATCAATTCCTTCACCACCCGCAGCCGCTTCGCGCCGAAACTCGTCATATTTATCAGGNTCATTAATACGCGCCGCGTGTTCATTAGGATAAGGTCTGCTCTCCTGCCAGCCACGCAGATCATCAATTTTGCGTAACGTGCTAAACTTGTGACCAACAAGCCTATCAGTCTCTTTGTATCCGTCATCAGTCAACCTATAAATTCTGATCAATGCCGCCGGATCTTCTGGTGTTCCATTTATTGTAAAATCACTGTCAGGAACATTTATTGAGCCATCACGCTCAACTCTATCGATCCGTCCTCTAGCCCTGCCGCCAGAGCTTCCCCAGCTTACAAAATCACCAACATCAAGATCATCCGGCGCGGCTCTTCCCTCATCATCGATCCGATCCATAATTCTGTCCTTTTCATTGGCCCAAGCCTTACCGCTATCTGATCCCCATAAAGACCAAGCAATACGGCCCGCCGATGGGTAACCATCCTCGCTGGGGCTAAACCCCTCACCTTGCTTATCAACCTCATGCCGAGCAAAATAACTGACCATCCGGCGCACTGTGCGCGGCGATAACTCTTGACGGTTTACCAGTTGGCGCGCTCTGGCAACCCCCACAGCCGTCCCACCTCGACCGTATTCCTCGCGCCAATCTAGGCCGCGCTGCGCCTCTTCAGCCATTGTCTGCGTTGGGCGCAGATCGATATCCTCGCCTTTATACTTCGCCATCGTCACCACCATCAACAATAGGCTCCGCTGGCATTTTTTGACCGAATGGCTCAAAGGCCATACTTAGGCCAAACTGTGCCGCGATCTCTTTGTCACGCGAGATCTGGCTAAATGTCTCTTCTACATCTCTGCCGTAATTAGCCGCAACATCCTGCATCGACAACACGCCATTCTGCAAGCCAACCACTGCTGCATTGATTTCCTTTAGAGGATCGACCCAATTCCAGCCACGGCCTCTAAAGTAAGCGTTTCCAGCAAACTTATCATATCGGCTAACAGGCAGATCAACACCGCCAAAGTCCATAGCTGAGCTTAACCACTCTCTAAATACCGGCTCAATGAAATGCTCAATCATGAACATATGCAGCGCACGATAGCTGTCACGCTCATCAAGAGCGCCCTGTCTGATGCTTGAGTAATTTACTGACGAGAGATCGTTTGACAGGCTAGCATAACTGACGTTCAGGCCGGANGCNACGCCGCGCAACATCGCACTCTCAAATTCTGCATAGCCTGTATTTGGATGCTTGGGGTCGAACATCTCCAGACCAAAACCAGCAGGCAGCTGGTGGAACGAACCCGGCTCCGCTGAGATAGTCGGCACAAATTCGTTCTCGTAACCATCCCCGACAAAGTCATCGCCACCCGGCGTTGTGATCATACCCATCTTGCTTGCACCAATTCGGGCGGCTATAACCTCTGCCTCTCTGAATGCGTGCAAATGTTTGAGAGCTGACATCGCCGCAACCATAAATGGCTCACCGCGTGTCTGGTGTGTTCTGGTTGGCATAAAAACGTGGATAATCTCATCAGCCGGAACCCTAACGTGCTTTGATCCCGCGTTGTTGTGATAATATCTGTCGCCGGGGTGCTTTGTTAGAACATAGTAAGCAATTGGTCGATGGGCTTTGTCCATCTCAATGCCCATTCTGATCTGGTTGCCGTTTTCTAATGTGTCATTTTTCTTGTCGTCAATAAGATCAGCCTCAAGAAACTGGATGGCAAAACCATCCTTATATTTGCTGCTCTTTAGCTTTCGGACAAAAACCTCACCATCTCGCGCCAGTGTTTCAATCACCAATCGCTGACAATCATACCAAGACATTCGACCATCAGCTGTTGGCGCACCAAGTCGGCCCCACTCCCGCCAAGAGTTTTCAATCATAGTGTTACCGATACCGTCTAATTGACCGTCATCGTTTCTGGCTTTGACTTGCAAGTGAAATCCACTATCTCCAACCACATTGGTTTTCAATAGGTTCATATATCGGCGGGCGAATTCATTGTCACGCACAAGCTCACGGCTTCGGTTTCGCATGACCTCAAGAGTAAATCGCAACTCGCTGTCAGCGGAATTTCCAGACTGAGTGAAATCCGCAAACAACCTGCCGCCTCTAGCAGCCGCATAGCTGCGCTTACTTTTTGCAGGCTTCCCATTGCGCTTAACAAAATCAAATAGCCCCATCGTTAAAACCTCACTCTGATTGATCCGCCGTGGGCGCGACCATTTTTAACGTGGTCCTTTTTATGCTCTAATGTTACCTCGCGGCGATAATAATCACGCCACTCAACCAACTCAGATGGTTGCATTTTGGACAATGATCGCCCATTTATTGAGTAAGACAGAACATCGGCATCCGCCCGACCCTGTAAGACCGTCTCAATTTTATCAAGCATAATTTCAGCGTGGGATCTAGGATCAACATTGTTATCTAGGTCTGTGATTATATCCCAAGAGCCTGTCTGGGTTACGACACGCTCACTATCGCTGGTTCTGGTTATCTCTAGCTGCCAATGATGATGCCCAGTGTCAAAATCAGAGCTTTCAGTGCTAGCAATAGTAAACAGATAATCATTACCATCTGCCGAGCCAGTAACAACAAACTCATGCGTCCCACCGCCGGATGATACTCGGCTAACGTAGGAAACAGAATATGCAGTTGATGGGTAATCCTGACCAAGATTTTTTTTACGCCAAGTAGAACGATCACCTACAACAATCCGATCAGGCTCGATTGTTGGGGCGTTGTCTGCATCAAACAAATTAGCCATCAGCGCCACCCATTAACAAAATCACCGCGTCTCGCCATATTTTGACGAGGCGCTTGGTTTTGAGGCGCGTCTAAGCGGTCCTCTTTAACTTGACGCGATGCACGTTCTGCTAGGCTGTCTAGGTTCAAATTCAAAATAGCTAACGCCCCTATCGCATAAACCCGGCAGTCCAGTGCCTCGTTCCGTGTTCTTGTCTTGACGAATTCCCTTCGCGGAAACCCCTTGTGGTATTTCGTCACGATTTTCTCAGATGATGCCAGCTGCTTGAAATACTCATCTGGTCGATCATTTGGGAAATGACAGTATCCCGGACCCTCTGATTGTAACCTAAGACGAGAAAAAATTAAATCCTTTATATTGTCAACACCCAAAGTAAATAGCCGGATCTTTCCGATGTTGTTTCTGGTTGGCCTGCTGACCACCGGCCTATCCTCGCCAGCCATACCTTTTATAGCAAAAATGCGCCGACCTTCACGCGGCCTAACAAAGTCATAAACNGCCTTCGTATAGTGGCCNCCGCTATCTATACAGGCGGCGCGTATTTGCAGCGTGCGACCATCCTCTGTGTCGTATTTACTAGCCAAGATAGCATCCAAATCCTGCCACAGTTGCGGTGTGGATGGGTCGCCATACAGCGTGCGGTAATCTAGGCTCCAGCTTTCCTCTGTGTGATTTGGCCCCCCTGACCATCCAACAACCTCAAGCTCAAGTCGATCATCTTGCACATCAATACCAGCGGTCACGACAACAATACTTTTATCCAATCTTGGCCCAAACTCCTCTGCACGCTGAGCCACATCATAGTCGTCAACTCGCTCACCCTCGTCCTCCCAAGATTGTGCAAGCGTTGTATTCACAAAAACGCGGAGCGTGTCTGGTAGCTGCTTTGCCGCAACAAAGTCCTTAGCGATGTCACCTAGCGGCGTCCAAGGAGAGTAAAGCCCCGAAAGATGAAATCCGGCTGTCCCACTGAATGTCTCACTGGCCCGCCAATCGCCGTTTTTGACGGCTCGGTAACGCTTGGCGTCATCCCAAGAACTGCCGCAATCCTCGCAAATATACTCAGCGGTCTCAGGCGCATCCTTTGACCAATGCACATTAGACCATTCTAATTTTTGTTTGTGTCCGCAATCAGGGCAAGGCACATAATAATACCGCTGATCACTTTGTTGAAAAGCAGTCTCAATTCTTGACGCGCCTTTGTTTGTAGGCGTGCTGACCATTACGATCTTTCGGTTATGAGTGAATGTTTTGGTCCGAGCTATGCCTAGATTTATGGGTCACCCTCAGATCCGGCACTTACTGGATATCGATCCACCTCATCAAACATAACGCACCGCACCGGCCTAGACGCCAGACCAGCTGGGCTGTTGGCTCCAACAATAGCAAGATATCCACCCGGAAAAGATTTTTGATATAGAGTGTTGCCGCTATCACGCGACCTTGCATCATTTACTTTGCCCTTGAGAACAGGCGTGTCCCGCAACATTGGAGCCAGCCGGTCATTCGACCACATCTTAGCAAGCTCCAAGGTGGGCTGCACAATCAGTATCGGAGACGGCGATTGATCAATAAAATATCCAACAGAGTTGTTTATGATTTCCGTCTTTCCGACTTGCGCTCCGGTCATAAAAACAACCCTCTCAACAGTCGGATCTGACACGGCCTGCATCATGCCTCTCTGATAAGGGGCGCGATCAGTTGACCATAGGCCGGGCTCAGCAGANGCCTCTGGAGANAAGCGCCGATAAAGATCGGCCCATTCATCAACTGCCAGACTTGGCGGGGGCTGCATCGCCTCCAGAATTTGTTTGCTGATCCTCGCCACTGTCGGATGGCCTGATAGGATTAACGACTTTGACTTTGACATCTGCTATCTCTTGCAATGCATCGTAAATGTTGTCCTTTAGAATGCTCTTAACTTCGACTAATTTCTCAGCGGCATAGACCTCCGGCGCAACGCGCTGTGGGAAAGCTAATAGCTTTTGTCGCATATTCTGTGCGACATCGACCCACGCGGCCTCAACATCCGCCGCAGGTATTAGCTGCTCCTCGATTTGCGCCTTTTCCATCTCAGCTAAGTCTGCTTTGACCTTTGTTAGCCTAGTGCGATGGGCGTTGTAATCATCACCGCTAACATCAGCACGCAATCCGCGTTCGCGCAAATATTTAATATAACCGCGAACAACCGGCACTAGCTCGTATCTCCCGCGCTC